GGTTAAACATCTTAAGATAAATACTAAAAAGAGACTCACTATGGCCCAACTACTTAATATCGTCGACGACAAAGTTATTATCAATAAACTAGCAGTAAAGTACCTAGAGGGTACCATTTTGCATGCTGGTTCTTTTGAAATAGCTGGGTCCGTACATGTACAAAACAACTTATCTGTCGTAGGAACAATAACAGCTGATACATTCAATGTTAAAAATCTAGTCACTGAAAACGGCAGTTTAGACTCAGTTGGCGACTGGATTTACAGTACTGAACCTGAATTAAACGGCAAAGGATTTAGCTGGACTGCTAGCGATGTCAATCTACATCTACAGTATAGAACTGGAAAAAGACTACGACTTACAGGCGGCGATATTGATATAGATGATGGTCGTAGCTATCAAATTGACAATACTCCAGTGTTAACAGCTAATGAACTTGGAAAAACGGTTGTCCATAGTAATCTTAGAACCATCGGAACACTAGAAGATCTCAAAGTCAGCGGTGATGCTAATCTTGGAGATTTTGTTTTTGTCAACAGCACATTTAACAGATTAGGCATCGGTACTGAAGAGCCCAACAGTGCCATCAGTATCATTGACAACAATGTTGAAATTACAATAGGTAGTCCGCAGTACAATCTTGCCGCTATCGGAACACACAGCAATCACGACTTGGGAATTGTCACTGACAACATTCCTAGAATCACAGTAAGAAGCAGTGGCGAAGTACAAATCGGTGATGCTGGCAACAACTCTGCAGTCATGCGAGTTTACGGAACCATCTATGCTGACAACATCATATCAAATATCAGCATACCACAAATTACAGTATTTGACGATAAAATCAGTATCAATAAAGTGGTATTAAAGTACACTGAAGGTTCTGTTATACATGCCGGCAGTTTAGACATACTTGGTAGTACCACTGTGCAATCCGACTTGAAGGTAACGGGACAACTTGAAGCTCCCTCTATCTTTGCAGATACGATCACTGTTAAGCATCTAATTACAGAAACTGGGGCACCTAGTGATCTAGGAAAATGGATCACCCACACTGAAGCTGAGTTAGAAGGCAAAGGATTTAATTGGACTTGGGGTGAGGGCGGAACTCATTTATCATACCGCGCTCGTGATACACTAACAACAAACGCACATATAGATACTGAAAATACCTATATGATTAAGGGCTACGTTGTACTTAGTTCTGATGGGCTAGGCCAACAGGTTGTTAACAGCAAATTGACATCAGTAGGCAACCTAACAGCACTAACAGTTGATGGTGGTGCAACATTTAACAGCACCGTTGATATTGGCAATCTTAGCATTGATTCTCAAACAACCGGAACTACGATTGCCTCTGATAAAGCCGTATCGCTAGCTGTCGGAAAATTTAAGGGAGTCACAGTAAACGAAGATAATACTGTTCAAATTGGTTCATCTGAGTTACCGGCCGATGTACAGATATTTGGAACATTAAGAGTTGATACTGTTATTTCTGATACGAAACTTACCCGTTCATCATCATTAATTTTTAAGTCAGATGAAGAAAATACAATGTATGGCAAGGGTCTAACTTGGTCAGGAGATTCAGTACATCAATTAATGCTGATGGCGGGTCCGGACAGATTATGGTCAACAACTAGTTTTGATCTAGGACCTAATCAACAGTTTATGATTGACGGTCGGGAAGTCATAAATTCAAAAGGTCTTGGAGAATCTATCCAACATTCGAGTTTAACTACACTTGGTAATTTAGATTCATTAACAGTTAACGGTGTGGCCAGTTTTAACAATATTACTACTAAAGAAATAACTTCAAATACCGACGGGCATGTATTAAAAATTAACGGACGTGGTATTGAAGGTGCAGGACACATATCAGTAGCAACAGATAATCAAAATGTGTTCGAAGCTGATGGTAGACAGATTGTAATTGGCAATCTTCAAAATACAGCAAGACCTGTGAAAGTATTTGGTCCACTTAGTGTTGGAATCAACAATCCAGACCCAACTGTTAACTTTGCAGTTGGTGGTGATGTTAATCTCGGCGGTAAGAGATTTACTAATGGTACATCTGCACCAACTTATGGAGTATTTGCTGCCGGCGACATGTGCTGGAACACAGCTCCAACTAGAGGCGGATTTGTCGGATGGATTTGTATCGTTGGAGGTACTCCTGGGGAGTGGGCATCGTTTGGAGCAATTGTCGCTCAATAGACTTGACCTTTGTATATAATACTGTATAATTACTACATGCGGACTTAGACGCTCATCCCGCTTTATAAACTCTGCGTGTCATTGCTTATTCAAGGAGAATACAATGGCAAATTTACAATCTGTACAATATAAGTACACAAGCACAAAAGAGTATCACGACGCATTTCCATGCGCTTATCGTCAATGGCGAGCTGATAGTCACTGTAATCTAATTCATGGTTACAGTTTTTCAATGAAGTTCTACTTTGGCACTAATGAGTTGGACGTTCGTAATTGGGCGGCTGACTATGGCGGACTAAAAGAGCTCAAAGCAATGTTAGAAAATCAGTTTGATCACACGTTGCTAGTAGCAGAAGATGATCCAGAACTTGAAACATACAAACTATTACAAGAAAAGAAATTGGCCAAGCTGACTATTCTTCCAAAAATGGGTTGTGAGAGTTTGGCAGATATGCTTTACAAGTATGTTAATGGTGTTTACATTCCAGAAATGTGGGGTGAGGGTGAAGCCAAGCGCCTTTGGTGTTATCGTGTAGAAGTACGTGAAACTCAAAGTAATATGGCTTTCCGTGAAGGTCATCGCGAATGGGATGAAGACTTATTTGCGTAAACTTTGGCGTATTTGGGCTAAAGCATTAGGTGAAAAATCAGGCAGTTCGGACGAGGAATCGGACCGAATTGCTTGCATTCGTACGCTAGTCGTGTTAATATACATTATCACAAACTTTTTTATAATCGCAGGCGTCATAAGGCATTGGTAATGGGCAAAATAGGCTTCGCATGTAAATGGATCGATCATGCAGATCAAGTAGGCGGCATCAAAAAAGATGACGATGCTAAACAGTACAACACTGGTACAACTACCATTAGTTGGTTAAATAGACAGTCAAAGGACGTCGCAGAGCAAAAGCTCTGGGATTTAATGGTCCAAAATCTTGCGGCTACACAAAAACTTGTAGACCGTGTTGGAGAACTCAATGAAAATCTTAGGATGGTTCGTATTAGTAGCGATATTCTGCCTGCTTACACCGAGTCTACTTGGAGTTATTTTTGGCAGCGTCCTGATGTTATCAGCTATCTTGAGCGCAATTTTAGCCCTATCGGTGCTAGTGCTCGTGCAAGCGGTACCCGTCTTAGTATGCATCCTGGTCAGTTTGTTGTGCTGGCTAGTATTAACGAAGGCATTGTCGGACGAAGTATAGATGAATTCGAATACCATACCGACATGGCCCGCTACATGGGCTACGGAAGATCCTTCCAAGACTTCAAGATCAATGTACACATATCAGGCAAGCAAGGCCCTGAAGGCATACGCCGAGCATACGGACGTCTTACACCAGAGGCCCGTAATTGCCTTACTATCGAAAATGAAGAAAATTCTTGGGGTCTAGATGACTGCTTATCTATTAGCGATATCGTTCCTATTGTGCTCGACGTACACCATCATTGGATTCGCGAAGGGGAATATATCCTTCCGACAGACCATCGTGTTAAGCGTGTCTTGGATAGTTGGCGTGGTCTGCGCCCTACTATGCATTATTCAGTTAGTCGTGAAGATTACCTTGTGGGCCATGACCAACTTGTCGCACCTGTTCACAGCCAACTTCTTTTAGATGGGTATAAGAAACAAAAACTGAGGGCACACAGTGACTTTTATTGGAATCAAAAAACTAACGAATGGGCAATAACTTTTCTAAACCAGTTCGACATAATGTGCGAAAGCAAGGGCAAAAACCTCGCCAGCATGGCGCTGTACAATCAAGCCAAAAGCTATCTCGAGAACAACTGATATTTAGGTTGGAAACTCTTAGAGAAGAGCTAGAAGAAAATCCTAACCTTAGCGAAGAACGCAAGGTTAGGATTCACAATGACATAACTAACTATTCTCAACAGTTAGATAGATTTTAAGATTTACTTTACAGCTTTTGGAGCACGTGTCTTCTTTGCCGCCGGTGCTTTCTTGGCTGTTGCTTTCTTGGCTGGCGCTATTGATTCAACAACTGCTTGAGTAGCTTGTTCAGCAACTGGACTCACAACTGGTGCTTCCACTTTGTAAGGAACTTCTGCTTCTACCGCCTTAGACTTAATACCAAATAGTTTTTTAATGTGATTTAACATAGTTAATCTCCTAGTGAAGTATTTATAAACTAAATATCATTATGTACAACTTTATCAAGCATATTACTCTAAACGAAGGTCATACTCCTAAAACACTCGAGCAGTCCCCGTTGCCCTATGCTCGAGATGACCTAGAACCGGTGAAAAGCGAAGAGACCGTGGACTATCATTACGGTACGCTGTACAAAGGCTATGTAGATCGTTACAACAAAGGCGAGGGCGATGCTGATTTTAACGAAGCAGGTGCGTTTTTACATGACATCTATTTCAAGCAGTTCCATAAGCCTGCTGGTAATAATCAACCCGAGCACATTGCTTTGAACTTTATCAACAAGCACTTTAAAACTTTTGATAATTTTAAGGACAAAGTACAAAAATCAGCCATGGGCATACAAGGAAGTGGATGGGTTTATCTAGCTAGAGACGGCAGCATCAAGACCATTAGAAATCACGAAATACGTATGGATATTATACTGCTAATTGACTGGTGGGAGCATGCATGGGCCCTAGACTATCAAGCTGACAAAAAAGCATATCTACGCAATATCTACAAAATAATCAACTGGAATGTGATCGGCTCTAGAGTTGGTCGAGTGTCTTGAGACTGCTCACTGGCATGTCCCAAACATGTCTAGCTTCAACACCCTTGCGTTGAGCAAACTTCTTGGCATCACACTTGCCGCAAACGTGGTATACTGAATTGGTCAAGCGATTTGGATCCATATCGCCCTTGTCTCTGGTAAACACTTCCTGACAGCAGTCGCATCTGACTACAACTACAGTTTTTCTACGACTGTAAGTATGTGTGCGGCCGCGGCTGCTAGTGCGCACAAAGTGGTTTTCTCTAAATTCTGTTCCGATTATCATATATGTATTTACATTAAGGTTATAAAAACTTTCGATAAATATTACATCGAGGGCAATCATGATCACAATTTCCGAGTCAGCAAAGACAAAAATCAAGGACCTACTCCTTGAAGAAAACAATCCCAACCTAGCATTACGTACATTTGTACAAGGTGGCGGGTGCAGTGGATTTAGTTATGGATTCACATTTGATGAAGTAACTAACGAGGATGATTTTGAAATTCCCCTAGACGAATTTAAGGTACTTGTAGATGCAATGAGTATGCAGTATCTTACAGGTGCAGAAATAGATTATAAAGAAGAAATAATGGGTAGTTCATTCAGCATAAAGAATCCCAACGCACAGTCAACGTGCGGTTGCGGTTCTAGCTTTGGAGTTTAATAAATGTCAAAACAAATAATCGATGTTGGTATACAAGGTAACGACGGCACAGGCGATAGTATTCGCACAAGTTTCCAGAAAGTAAATGATAACTTTACAGAACTATACGCCGCATTTGGCGCAGGCGGAAGTCTTAAATTTACCAGTTTAGGTGATGCACCGGCTAGTTACACGCCTAATCAAATTATTATGGCTAGCACAACGGGTGCGGCCCTAACAGCTAGAACACTAAGAGGTGGTACTAATATCAGTATTAATACCACAAGCAATTCCGAGGTTGTAATTAGTTCACCAATTTCTGGATTAGTTACAGACGTATATCCGAGTCTTCAGACATCGATGAATGCCAATTTATTCACAATCGGTCGTTTGCGCGATCCAAGTGAAGCCGCTGTTGCTCAGTTTAATACTGCATTTGCAAATACTCCAGTAGGTAGCACTACTGTTTCATATACCACTACTATCGGACAAATGCCAGTTACTGTCAGTTACGCAGACTCGCATTACTTAAAAATACTTAATGGCAAAGTTGTTGATCCATTAAAAGTTAGAAATCAACCATTGCTTCCAGAAATTACTGATATCGATAGCCCGCTCAATACAAATAGTACAAGTTACGATTTAACATTAAAAAGTAACTATCTAGCAACTGAGGCAATACAACGTAAAGATGCTGTGTATCGCGGTGGCGATACCATGACAGGAGCTCTAACACTTAGTGATCATCCTAGCCCGTTAAACGGTCAAGGTATAGTTAACGGTGCTGGCGATTTACAAGCGGCCACTAAATTCTACGTGGATAATAATTCATATACCAGTGCTAACAATTTATATGTAACCACGAAGGGAGATGATTTACAAATTAATTCTCCAGCAGGCAGTGAAGGCCGAGGGTGGGCATATGCTTACAAAACTCTAGGTGCTGCCGCACTGCGAGCAGAAACATTGATTAATCTAGCACAATCAGAGCCAGGTCCATACAAGCAAAGAATTGCATACACACAAGGACCCAACCAAATTGATTCACTTACTGGTACTCCGGTATTACTCAACGGCAATAGTGCATTAGTAGGATATACTGATGCTGTTGCAGTGTTAAGAGCTAATAAAGAATTTATACAAAAAGAAACTATTGCATATATTAACAAGAAGTATGTCAATACATTTACTATAGATAATGCCACATATACTGCAATCTTTAATAATCTTATTGAAGCTGTTAGTTATGATTTTGCAATAGGCAGTACATGGAATCCGACTTCTCAGATATCGGCATTGTTTAACGGTACTAAAACTGAAGTAATCGCCAATCAGGTATCACAATTGAAGGCAGGTATAAATTATGCTAGAGATCAGATATTAGGTTATGCATACACTGACACTAAACTAAACACATATACTAGTCAAATCATTGATGCGTTGTGTTACGATATGACAGCAGGCGGAAACTTCCAAAGTATCATAGCCGGATTGGCTTATAATAATGTTTCAACAGGCCTGTCTACCACTGAAACTGCATCATTGTTTGATCCCACTACTCTAACTGTTACCAGCGGAGTCGGTAATGCCGCGTACACTACTTTGACATACGCCGCACAACTTGTAACACCGTACACTGTTGGTAGCACTATTATTGTTAAAGGAATGGTGCCTATTGGTATGAATGGTATCTGGACAGTTTCTTCTGCAAATGCAACATCTGTCAGCTATGCCTGCGGTGTAAATGCAACTGCAACAGTAGTGGGAACTGTTTGTCTCAACAACGTGATTAATAATATACTGTCACTGAGTGCGGTAAGTGGTCCTGCTGGTGTTGCCGCAGGTGCTGTGACACTATTGACAGCTAGTGCAAATGTATTTAGACAAGTATTATTGACTGGAGCGATACCTACTCTAAGTATGCCAGGGACTGGAACAACTTCAGCAAGTAAACTAAATGCTAAAACATTGTTATTGAATAACATAACATTTATTCAAGCTGAGATTACCGGTTATCTACAATCAAACTATCCACAAATATCTATTGATAGTGGCTTTGCCAAGACCGATGTAAAATATATTGTATTGAGTTTAGCATACGATCTAGTATATGGCGGCAACAGTCAAAGTATATATACAGGATTACAGTATTGGTTAAATGGTGTTAAACAAATTTCTACACCTAAAGTACCTGCATATGCCAACGCTATTGGATATATTAATAATTTGGCTCAGGCTGTTGTTACAAATACAGCGCCAGCGACAAAATATCAGCAAAGTATAAATCAATATACTAACGAAACTCTTTCAATGACTACAACACCATCTGGTGGAGAAAGAGCAGTTGTACTAGCATCAATTCTAGCTAATGTTACTTCAGTAAAGAATATTGTATTGGCCGTAACAATTCCAAGTCCGTCAGTAACATATCCAACTCTGACTGGTATATCTTCTGACTTAACCACTGCAAGAACCAGCATTCTTAATAATAAAGCTGTGGCTGCTGATCTGACTTACGGTAACTTACAGGGCAAGGCAGTTGATTTTGTTAATGCTACATATCCTTCTATTAGTGATTCAGGAATTATTACTTCAATAACTTCATTGTTTAAAGTTGCTACTGATATTTTAGATGTTGGATTTTTAAATGGTGCGAATGTAACCTACAGCGGGTCGTTGCAGGGTACCAATACCGATCATGCAATTGCTGCCGTCAAGGCCAACTTGGATTTTATTGCAGATGAAGCATATGCATATTCGATAGTTAATAACCCATCATTTGTTCCGCACGGTGATACAACACAGAGTCAAAACGTTTTAAACTTTAAAAAGAATATCAAACTTGGAATCCAAGCGGCACTATACGATTGTGCTTACGGCGGAAACTCTGGATCGCTATTCTGGGGTAAAACATTTTGGAATGCCAGTGGAATTTCATTATTGACCGGTACTAGTGAAAAAAGTATTACCAGTGCCGCCTTTACTAGAGCCGCCGCGGCTGCGGTCAGCTGTATGTCCAACAGTACATCAACTACTACAACATATAGATCAATAGGCAATACTACACCGGTTGTTGATACTGGAACAACTGATGGTCAAGGTGGGGGTTCGCCAACCGCTGGAACTAGATTCACTACCTCTATAGAAGTATTAAAAGATATATTATTAAACAATACTGCTACTGTTTATTCATATCCATCACTGACCAGCTATACCACAGCAAAACAAAATGCTCGTAATATTGTTTCTACAAACAAAGCAAGTATAACTCAAAGTACCAATTCGTATTTGTCAACAACATTCGTTGGTGGATTTGTCTATAACGAAGCAACATGTTTACGTGACATAGGATTAATCATTGACGGTATGATTATTGACTTAGAAACAGGTGATCACGCTAACAGCAACCCTGCAACATATCAAGGTGTTACTGCTGGTAAATCATATTATAGAAATTCTAGTTCATTAAAAGCTATTTCATCTACACAGCGTACTCCAACAATTGATGGTATATCTTTCGCTAAAAATCTTGGTATACAAGTGCTAAACAAACTTAAAGGTATTCCAACTTATCAAAGTGTGATAACACAAGCATATGGAAGTTATTCTCCAAGTCAAGATGCTATTACTGATTTTAGTAATGACATGGATATTGTTTTAAATATCATGCAATACGGTCTAGGTGTAGCACCTACGCCAAGTTTCGGTAGCGGAACATATTCTGTTACAGTTACTAATGGTGGAAATGGTTTTGTTGATCAGGGTTCTCCAAACAACGTACATATTATTCCAGGCAAGATATTGTTGGGCAATAGCTCAGGAGCATTGGGTACTATTGTCAAGTATACTCCAAATTCAGGAGGATCAAATGTTGATACAATCATTTATAGGCTGACTAAACCTGGATTCTTTGTTGGCGGAGAAACTGTTGATTTTGCAGAAACTGTTAAAGATTTAAACATCACTATTATGATCGAAAGTGGTATTTACTACGAAGATTATCCGATCAGATTAGCAGAAGGTGTTACTATTAAGGGTGATGACTTCCGTAGGGTTTTAATTCGTCCAAAGGACAGAATTTCACAATCACCTTGGAGAGGTGTATTTTTCTATCGCGATAGTATTATTGATGGTTTACAAATCGGACCTATCAATTTTGCAGGTGTTGATCATGCAACTGAATTAGTTACGGCAATAAGCATCAGTGCAATAACTGGTAATATCAGTGTGACCTTGGCTAACGGACAAGCTCCTCAAAGCTGGATTGGATTGGTTCTAACTACTGATACCACTGAAGCCGGTGTCGGTACTAGTGGTACTGGTAGAGCTGTTATTAACTCAATCAGTGGTAATGTATTATATTGTACAGTAGTATATCCGTTTAGCACCAGTGGAACTAAACCTGCTAGCGGTGTTGGTGCTTGGCATTTATATGATACATTAAATTACGGTAGACATTACTTAACTGATTCAACACAAGCTGAATCAGCTTCAAACCTGCCAAAGAACAACAAAGAGATGGACGTCTTCCTAGTTAACGATGCTGTACGTTTGAAACTAATAAGTTTACAAGGCCATGGCGGATTTGTTATGGTACTTGATCCTGAGGGCCAAATTAAAACTAAATCACCATATGCACAAGAGTGCGGTAGTTTTAGTGGAAGTAAAAATGCTAAAAGATTTGCTGGCGGACAGTTTATCGACGGATTCACCGGACGCTTATTTGGCAATGTTACTGCTATAGCAGACAGCGGTCTCACTTTAACTGTGGTCGGCGATACTAATAGCGGATTAGACATTCGACCACCTCAAGTTCCATGTTCATTCTATGTACAAGGAAATCGATTCCAGGTTAATGATGTATTAAGTTTCAATAGTGCTACCGCTACTGTTGTTATAACGCTAGATGTATCAACACCATTTAATCCAGCTACTGCATATAACAGTTCTATATTCAATAATAACTTAGATGCTATTTTAGATGCAGTTAGGTATGATGTTGCATTGGGATCAAACTATCAAAGTACTAGAGCAGGTTTAACTTATCTTACACCTCAATATGCAGTATCTGGGCTAGGACAGGCATTAGTTACACAAGGACTAACAAAATCAGGTGTGCTATTAAATGCATTAACTGGCGGATCAGGATTAGATGCTACAGGAAAAACTAGAGTTACTACTGGATTCAGTACTGTAACTAATATTATTAATAATGGAGTTGGATCAGCTCCTATTATAACATATCCAACACCGGGCAATCTTACCAGTACAAGTCCAGCAGTTTATGGAAAAAATATCCTACAAGATGCGTTAATTAAAGATTTCATCAAACAAGAAATTACAGGATTCATTGCAGATACATATACCATAAGAAATATTTCTGGATACAGTGCTGTTAAATCTCAGAGAGATATTGGTTATGTTATTGATGCATTAACCTATGACTTGTTATATGGAGGTAATAGTCAGACTTATGATATTTCTCAGGCTTATTGGAATACAATTACACACGTTTCGTATTTAAAAATTACAGGAAGCCCTACAGAAAAAGCAGTTTGTCTTGCTGCCTTTACAAGACTAAAAGCTATACTGCCTAATATTGTAAGAGGTTTAGCAATCACCGGCGGAGTAAATTCCGGTAAAGCATCTGGAAATAGCGTTGTACAAAAACTTGCGGCTGCGTTTAGCAATAATGTAGGGACAGCTACAGAAGGTACTAGACTACAAGCCTTAGTAGATTTATTAATCGACATTGTCACTAATGAAACAACTGCTACCGCACGTACTACTCCAACTATTGACTCTACAACAACAACGGTTGCATTAGTTACAGATTTTAATAATATCAATACTGCAAAAACAGCCAACAAGGCAGCTACAATTGCATATATTAATGCTGGGGCTGGTTTAAAAATTAATATTGAAATGGCTGGTAACCGTTCAATGCTAGCCAACGACTTTACACAAATTAATGATTTAGGATATGGTATTATTGCAACTAACGGCGGATTGACCGAGCAAGTAGCAACATTCTCATATTACTGCTACACAGGTTATTGGGCGACCAACGGCGGACAAGTTCGAAGTATTGCTGGTTCTAATTCGCATGGTACATATGGTTTACGTTCTACTGGTTACGATCTTACCGAGATTCCAGATGCAACAACGATAGTTGAAGATTTCATGCAGACTGCAATAATTTATAAATCTGGAATTTATAGTTCTGCAATGACTCCGACTACAAGTATTCAAGCGTTACAAGTGTATATCCTCGGGTATCAATATAAGCCGTTTAGTAATTCAGAATTAGAAATCGACCACACAGCCGCTGGAGGTTTGATCAGTCGATATCTTGTAACCGGTGCTCAACACACCAGTGTTACAATCAACGGTGTTAATGTTCTTCAATTGAATCTCAGTACCGGAGGTGGTAGTGGTACTAGCGGATCAGGATTATTATTTCCGCTGTATGACGGACAAGTTGTGACTATCAGAATACTACAAAGTGTCAAGTTCAGTGGGGTGTCTAATGTTAACCCAAGTAGACCTAGTACATCATTGCAATATATCGACAACTTGCTTGACGTTTATAGAATTCTTAGTTATAGTGTAACTGAATCAACTGGTGAACTTCTTGATACCGGTGTTGCTATTTTACAATCAGACAGTTCATTTGCCTATTATAAATTGGTCACTGACACTGGTTATCTTACTACGCTGGATCTAGATTCAGCAATAACAGTCACAGGTGCGAGTGGAGACTTAACAACTGTTACAATTACTTTTGCTAACCAAGTAAATGCTCCGTTCGCCATCGGCAATGTCATTACAGTACAGGGCATAGTAAACGGAGGTGCTGGTGCTACTAATCTATACAACGGAAAATACACTGTCACTGGGTGCAGTGCAACTCAAGTACAATTTGCCAGCACAGTCAATGCAACCTATGCCTCGGGTGGTAAGGTCGGACTAAAAACCCAGGGTAGTAGATTTGGTGATGATAAGATTGCAGTAATATCAATTGGTCAAGCAAATATTATCGCTCAACTTAACAAAGGTACTTATATTACAGGTTGGTATGGACGAACATATCGAGTAAAAGCATATGTGGCTACAGTAGTGGATGGCAGTGGTAATCAAATTGCCAATAGTTACATATCAATAGATCCTAATCCAGTTTATAATAATTCAAATGACGGTGGCAGTATATCAGCGATGACCTGGATTCGGTCAACTGCTGGTGTCGGTGCTAGACGTGTTATAACATATGCTATTCCGTTTGGCACTACTCCGGTAGTAGATGGCTCTTATATTGTTGCTAACAATGCCACAGCATCATATAACGGTACATACCAAGTTACTGCTGTTGGTAATCAATCAGTAATTACTATCACTACTACTACTAATATCACGGTTGGACAAGTTGTTAGTGCTAATGCAGCCGCAATAGCTGCCGGTGCGGTGATACCAACTAATTGTCTAGTGCAAAATGTCGATGAGGGCGGTACACAATTTACAGTGAGTCCAGCAATTTGGTTCCCAGTTGGTGGTACTAATGCTATTGTAACTACTACCATACGCAATATAAATCGTATAACTATTACTGGCGGTAGTGGATACACAGTTGCTCCAACGATCACAGTGAGTGGAGGTGGTAATACTGGAGCACAGGCAATTATCACAGTCGGAGTTGAAGGTGGTATAATTACCACTTACACTATTGTTAGTCCCGGATCTGGATACACCGATCAGGCAACTATCGTAATTACAATCGCTAGAGGCGCAGGTGACACAACCGGTGCTGGCGGAGCATTAGTAGCAGAATTAACAGCGGCAGTTACCGGAGGAGGTATTCCTACTAGCGTAGTTAATACCAACACAGTAAACTTGTTATATCCAACTGATCCTGGAGTTACTGGCACAGCTACCAATGCATCAAATAACAGCACTGGAGACGGTACAATCACTGTAGTTAGTGGTACTGGTTTAGTTGTAGGACAGCCAATTACATTCGGTGGGACTACTGCGTTTGGCGGACTGGCATTTAATACACAATATTATATAACATTTGTAACTGGTACTAAGATCAAGGTCAGTACAACACTAGGCGGCTCACCTGTAACATTTGCCACTGATGCTTCTGGCACTATGAGCTATAGTGCTACATCATTCACATTTGGAACTCCTGTGACTGTTAGCAGTTACAATTCAGTTAGTGGAACTAATCCGTACTTAGTAACATTGAACATTCCGTCAACTGCGGTTACGTTAAATGCTTATTATAGAATAACCGGTAATAGCAATCCATTGTATAACGGAATATGGAAATGTACAACTGCTACCGGAACTGTAACAGCCATACAATTATCATTCCCATATAATCCTAGTACATATGGAACTGGCACGACAACTATTACTAAAGAAGGTACATCGGCAACCTCAGGGCAGTTAGGTATTGCTAAAGGATTCCCAAGCGATACTGGTATAACATTGCGATTAGGTTATTCTGCATCAGCACTTGGTCAAATTACTACTAAAATTAGTACAACTCGTGCTACAGGTCATGATTTCTTAGACATCGGTACTGGTGGTTATACCACTACTAACTATCCAAGTTTAATTTACGGACCTCCCGCGATTGCCGCTAAAGATAGCAATCAAGTTGTAGAAGAAACAGTGGGTCGTGTGTTCTATGTGACCACTGACCAAAACGGTATCTTCCGTGTAGGTAAGTTCTTTACCGTTGATCAAGGTACTGGTACTGTTACATTTGCCGCAAGTATTGCGTTGAGTAACTTAGATGGTCTAGGATTTAAACGCGGTGTCACAGTCAGTGAGTTTTCAACTGATGCGACTATGAGCCAAAATGCTTCAGACATTGTACCAGTACAATCAGCCATCCGTAGTTATATTGACAACAGATTGGGCCTAACTCAAACTGGTAGTGTGGTATCTACAACCAGTTTGATCGCTCCTGGATTCTTAGCACTTGATGGCAAGCTAGCGATGAAAGCTCCTCTAAATTCAGCTAACTTCAGAATTATCAATTTAGGACTTCCAACGAGCACATTAGATGCTACCCCTAGAGTTTATGTTGATACACAAAACTTTATGAATGGGCAGTACGATGTGTCCATTGCCGCACCTGCCGCAGGCGATTTAATTGTGTATGACACAACCACTGGAAATGTAACTGATACATTTGTTGACGGTAAGATTACACTTAGCGATACTAGTAGAATCGCAGTAGGTAACATTATTGCATTTAGCGGCACCTTTGTTTCAGGCAGTGGATTAACAGCAGGCACATACTATGTGAAAGAAGTTGGTGCAAACTATGTTGTTATCAGTGTAGAAATTAACGGAACTGCTGTTGTATTAACAACAAGAAATGACCCGTCGCCTGGTGCAATGACATATATTTCTGCAAGATGGAGAAATAGTGCAAGCCCACAAGGATCACGAGCTCTTAACACCGGAGCACTTACAACTAGTGCAAGTGGTAATGGAACTTATGCTACATTAGTATTTGCTACAGCACAGGCTACAGCACCATACTCAGTAGGTCAGAGAATCATTGTGTCCGGTGTTGTTCCACTAGGCTACAATGGTGCATATAATGTGTATGCTTGTACCACAACCAGTGTAACCTATGCATCTGCAACAACTGGTAATTTAACGCAAGCAGGAACGATCTACGGAAATCAATTATATCTAAGATATAATAAATTAGAAGATACATTAACTACTTCATTACACAGCGATACCATTGTTAATTCAATGATCAGCAGTACTGCTGGTATTGTTCAAAGCAAATTGATCATGCAGTCGGCGGTTGCTTCGACTAATCTTGCGTCTAGTACACCTGATCAAACTAGACTTGGTCTCAGCGAGTTTAACAGTGATGTGTTTACTGCAACTAACGGATTTGTAGAGCTTAAAAATTCTACTAACGCAACTACTGGTATAGTGTATAGTAAATTACAATTCATGACTGATAAACGAATACTAGGTAACTTCAGTGGATCTAGTGCAGTTCCTGGAGAGGTTACTGCGGGAACAGTAGTCACTGCCGGTGACGGTATTAAGAACGCATCGTTTACATCAGAAGGAGCAATGACAACTGATACCGGTAGTAACGGTTCTAGTAATACGTATAAAGTTACTCCAATAAGTGTAGGTAATGCTGTAGACAGTCTTGTAAAAAGTGGAAATGATAGAAGTGTGGATGTTGGCAGTTTGAAAATATTAAATGCCACAGTACTACAACAAACAACTTCGATCTCTGCAGGCGATAGTATTAGTATTACAACTCCTGGAGGATATAGTTTCCTTAAAGCATATGGTACAGTTGCTGGAGACGCGGTTGCAAAAACAACAGGCGTGTTTGATACGACCGGGGGCACATTAAGAGTGTCCGCTATGAAAGGATCTGATGATCTTACTACCACTGTTATTAATATGACAGGAACCTACAGAGTTGGTGCGTTAAGCACTATTGACTTTGCAACTAACAGCGCAGTAACTTTGACCAAGTCAATATCCACTGGTGATGCACTAACTGACGGTACAATTCTAGGAAGATGGACTCTGACTGGGGCAAGTAGACTACAAGCTACCTATGCTGACTTGGCTGAGTACTACGAAGGTGATCGAGAATACGAACCAGGTACTGTTCTAGTGTTTGGCGGTGACGCAGAAGTTACTACCACTGATCAAATGAATGACACTCGATCAGCAGGTGTTGTTTCGACTGACCCTGCATATGTTATGAACGATGGGCAAACCGGCATTAGGGTTTGCGTAGCACTAGCAGGTCGTGTGCCATGCAAAGTTGTTGGTCGCGTTAAGAAAGGTGACATGCTGACCACAAGTGCAACTGCTGGCTATGCTGTTAGAGTAACAACCCCAACGCTAGGTGCTATAATAGGTAAGGCATTAGAAGATAAAGACTATGGCGAAGCCGGAGTCATACAAGTTGCAGTAGGGAGAGTATAATGACACGCCAAATAGTAAACATTGGACAAAGTTCAAATGACAAAAGTGGTGATCCGCTACGCACAGCATTCAATAAAATTAATAATAATTTTACAGAGCTGTACAGTGGATTGCCTGCACTAAGCATCGGACCAACACCGCCTGCTGGACCAGCTGTTGGACAACAATGGTGGGACAGCGCAGATGGTAACAGCTACATCTATTACAACAGTGCTTGGGTTCCAAGTACTAGCACAGTGGCATTGCAAATCAATAACGTTCGCAGTGTAGTTGGAAATACTATTATTGTTAACTTTGCAACAGATGGAACTGTGACAACTGCTATGACTAGTAACGTTACTATTAGTTTTGTCAACTATTCAGCAGGAGAAAT